TGTTCAAACAAAGAATGCTTATCACGCAAAATCTAACTTATCTGCTGCAGACAACTTTACAACTTCTCCTTACTTTACGGATGCTGATATTACTTCCGCTATCATTTCGATGGCAGGTAAGGAATCTTTAGCGTATTTAGACTATTGGCGCGACGATTCGAATAAAGCTGAGTTCGCTACAGGTGATATGACAAAACTTCTTTCGTATCTTGGATACCCTAGTACGCTGGCTCCAACAGGTGTAAGCAAGGTCGCGCTCAATCCCTTTCCCCTTTTAGCGTACCATAAAATTTATCAAGATTATTTCCGTTTCAGTCAGTGGGAAGATGCTGCGCCTTGGACTTACAACCTAGACTATATCCTTTCAGAGGACAAGCTTCACATGGACATCACCGGCATGATGGATGGTCGTGCAGCTAACACGCCGACCATCTTTACACTTCATCACGTTAATTTCGACAAAGACCTTGTGAATGGCATGCTTCCTCAACCGCAGTATGGTGATGTTGCTATTGCTGGCCCATTGTCGGGTGATTTTTCGGGATTATCTGCTGTTTGGACTAAATCTGGAAATGCCAGCAATGTGTCTTTTCAAGCGAGCTCTCATAAACAAGGCACCGGGTTTTTCCCGTTAGGGTATGATGCTTCTTCTACTACTACCGGAAGCCCTATTGACCCAAAAACCGTCAGGCTAAACGGGTATAATGGATCTCCCATTTATCCCGTTTTAAATAACTTTAGACCTAACGATAAAGATTTGTCTCTTCCTGTTACAGGTTCAAACATGACCGCTGGTCTTTCGATTCTTATTCTTCGTCAAACCGAAGCTCTCCAAAAATGGAAGGAGATCACCCTTTCCGGAGATTCTGATTACAAGGAACAGATAAGCAAGCATTGGAATGTGCCTTCGTCGCAATACAATTCTTATCGTTGTCAATATCTTGGTGGTTTTGCTCGCAATCTCGATGTATCTGAAGTAATTAACACCAACCTTCAAGGAGAAGAAGGTGTTGCCGATATTGCCGGTCGTGGTCTTTCCGCTTCTAATGGCAAGATTAACTTCAAGAACAACGACCTTTATGGCCTGATAATGTGTATTTATCATGCCAAGCCGATTGTTGAGTGGAATTCCACAAACATACTTCACCCCTGTTTAACCAAGGTTAAGGCTACTGACTATGCTATACCTGAATTCGATAGCATAGGCATGCAACCATTACTTCGTCTCAACATCATGTACAATGGTAATTCCCCCACGGTTCCTGCTGGATATGTGCCTCGCTATGCAGAATACAAGACAGATTTGGACTTATATAAGGGTTCTTTTACAAGAACCAATGTCAATTGGATTTTACCGCACACTCTCACTACGGTTTCTCAAGCCCAAACACCTCTTACTTATCGTGCGTTCAAGGTTCCGCCTGGAATTTGCGACAATATGTTTGTGGCACAAGCGGACCATACTGTCGATTCAGACCAATTGTTAAATACAATTTATTTTGATGTAAAAGCCGTCCGGAATCTTTCTCGCGATGGCATGCCGTATTAATATGAAAAAGGATTATATTTGGCTTTTAATAGCCGCTTTATGTTTGGTGATAGGTGCATGCACCATTACCATTCAAATTCAGAGGGATAATACAAACAGTAGTTTTGAAAATTCTTCTACGAGTTCAAATAGCGCAGACTCTGCAAGTATTGACTTAAAAATTAAATAACATGTTTCAAGAAATAAGGCCCTTAGGCACAAGGCTTCAGGATATTACTGGTCCTGATACAATTTCCCTTATCACACAGCCTACGGAACTCGATGATTTTTATCATGAAACCGTCGAAGTTTCCGAAAATGAATCTGTAACATTCATAACTACAGATATATCTCTATTGTTTAATCAGCAGCGTTTAATGCAAGCGTCTCCTTTAGCTTTAGACCGGTTAGTAAACAACCTCAAGTCTGCTCGGCCCGATTACCTTAAAGGATTCACGGATGACCAGCTTGCATCTGCCGTCAAGTCTCGTTACATTCAATCTGCCGCAGACATGCAAGAGTACATGCGTTCTGTCATGATGAATACAGACGAGGAGATTCAGGCTATACAGGCAAAGGCTGCAGAAATACAAGCACAGCAGGAAGCTTCGTCTCAGGGTTCCTCTGAGTCTGTAGAATGAGTTTCTGGACTGCTTTAGGCGCTGGTATCTCTGGTTTGTTTGGTATGGGTTCTAATTTAATGAATTCGCAATCTCAGTACCGAACTAATGTGTACAACCTTCAAGCACAGCGTGAGACGAATCAGGCAAACATGGCAATAAACCAGTCTCAGCTTGATTACGCACAGAAGATGTACCAAGACCAAGTTGCTCAGCAGTGGAAGATGTTTAACACTACGAATGCATATAATTCGCCTACAGCTCAGAAGCAGCGATACCTCGACGCCGGTCTCAATCCGTATATAATGATGGGCTCTCAACCTGCCGCTTCAGCATCCTCTATGCCGGCTGCAGGAATTCCTAATCAATTGCCAATGCAAGCCGCCCGGATGGAAGCCTTTAATCAATGGAATCTCGGAAAAGGACTTAGCGACGCAGGTGTCTTTGCGAACATAGACGCAACGATGGCGGACGCTGCCAAAACGAAAGAGGAAACTAAAGGTGTGGCGCTTCAGAATGAATACTTCAGACGAAATCAAGAAGCAGACTTAGCCATTAAAGTTTTAACGGCTTCTGGCCTTGATGAAGACAAGAAGTATAAAATTTTGAAAAACAATCTCTTCGAGGATACTTATGAAGCTCAGAAGCTTAAGGCTAGACTTGAGCCTCATGCGATGCAGTACACGATGAATCATCTTCAATCTCAGATAGATTTAAATCAAACGATGAACCAAATCCAACAATTAAATTTGGACACAGGTCGTCAAATGCAGCCATTGCAGATCGAAAAAATGGCTCGAGAGATTGATGAAATTTGTTCTCGTCGAGATTTAAACTTCGCTCTTAAGAAGGAAGCGGTTGCTCGTGCTCTTGTTGCGGGCCAGACTTATAATAACATGCCGAAATACACAAAAGAACAAGTCAATAAGATTGCTTCTTCTATTGTCTCGGAGCATGTTGTTATGCCTGAAGAGTGGAATCAGACATTTCGAGGCATTAATGATGTACTGGATGCCGCAGGAAAAGCCGCAGACATTTTTTCTATTGGTCGATTTTTCCGCCCAAAAGGCAAGAAATCTTCACCCGTTGAAGGAATTCCTGCCCCTGTTTGGTACCAGTAGTTTCGTTTCGTTGAGTAGGAGAGCATTTCGCCCTCCTACTTTTGTATACTAACGCGTCCTGCATAGCCCCCCAAATTTTTTTTCTTTTTTCTTTTGACAAGCGACAATTAGGCATGGAGTAAAATAGGACAATCAGTTGGCATAATTTAATAGAAGCGCAGCGCCTGTTAAATTATGGTAACGCCTATTGGCCTAGTTTACGGAATACCTACCTTTGCTTTTCAAAATAAATAAGAAAGAAAATTTTTCAGTAGCAAAGGTAATTTTGTATACCATTTGCTGCCATTATCACACCATAGAACTGCGCGCCGCCCGCATGGTCCTGTCCGGCCTGTATGAGGTGTGGCCGTAATGAAGCGCAGCGTAGTTGTGGTCACACCTCATACAGGTCATGAGTTCTTCCCCAGTAGCCACGTCAGAGTGATTGTAGGCCAATACGAGTCTTGTAAAACATTTTTACCTAATTAGCTAGACATTAGCCTCTGAAAGAGGAAGCGTTGCGACACCGATGTGCTTCTATTTCTCTTTAAATTCGGATTATAAAATCACCACTATTTCCGGAACGGCAAAATCTTCCCCCATCAATTTTGCTCTCTCCTCTTGGCCTACTTATGAAATAGTGACTAACTTATTTGCACGTTTCGGAATAAGTTTCTATATTTGCACCATGAGTTGTCTACATCCTATAGAAATTGTGAATTCAGCAGGTAAGTTACTCAAAGTTCCCTGCGGAAAGTGTTATGCTTGTATAAACAAAAGACGTTTTGACAATCAAGCAAAGGTTGATTTGCATATGCAGAAGTATAAGTATAACCTTTTTTTTACAGCAACTTATTCTGATAGGTATCTCCCTACGTACAAGGTAACTCGTGTGTCTGATTCACGCATGGTGATAGAGCAAAAGACACGGCGTCAGCTTTTTAACGACGTATTCATGCGCAAGCTTTGTTTTTTATACAAGACAGAGAAAGACAAAGAACTTTATGAACTTCCCTTCCAGCGCAAGTATCATCCAACTCGTAAAAATAGACGTGCTCATGTAGGCACTCATTTTGATTTGATTCACCAGCACGATGCTTTTGGCGTGCTTTCAAAGAGAGATATTCAATTATTTTTAAAATCAATACGAAATGAAACAGTTAGAAAACAAAAAGATGGAGTTCTCCGAGGTGATTGTAAATTCACCTACTATATTTGTGGCGAGTATGGACCCGAACGCTTTCGTCCGCATTACCATGGTATCATCAGCACCAACAATGCGAGTCTCGCAAAGTTCTTATCCAAAGCTCTTCGTAAGATTTGGACAATGGGTGATTTGCGTGTCGAGTATTCCAAAGGAGGTGATGCTGGAAACTATTGTGCAGGATACGTTAATAGCTTTGCACGTCTGCCTAAAATACTCAGTTACAAGCCTTTTCGTCCCTTCGTTGTCCACTCTACGCACTACGGCTATTCATCGGATGAAGACCTTAAGGGAGATATCTCGGAAATTACCTACCAGTACCTTGCTGAGCGAAGTTATATCGTTGATGGCAAGCTATGTACAATTTCTCCCTCCCTTTCGTTTCAACATAGTTTATTCCCGCGCTGTTTTAGATATGACGAAAGCCCTTGGTACATCCTTTACTTACGGTATACGCTCGTATCTCGACTGGGTAATGCGATTGAACGAGAAACAGGACAGTATCCAAACTCAATCTCTGAAATAATTTCATATCTAGATACAGGAAAGTCAAAGTATGACATATCTATTGCTTCTGGCGGTTACACTCTCGATTATCTTTTCCGCGGCAGCTCTAATGTTCCTTCTGCTGTCCGAGCTGGACTCTATCTTTCTTCTCGGTTTTTTCGGTTGTGTGATCGCTACAATCGTACTCCTCGTGAGTATTTTGATCTTATTCAACAATATTACAGAGACAAATCTTCTTACGATTACCTTAAATTCTGCAGGAGTAGAGCCACTCGTCCTGTAGATTATCCTTTAGAGGATTATGTTTTCGACTATTCAAACATTTCATCTGAGGAAGATCCGTCTGTATATTTAAAATCTGACATTTCAGAGAAAAGAACCTCGTTTAAGAGACTCTTTTTCCTTTCCACATTTTTAGGCAAGGATTTTTACGATTTGGTCAAACATAACAATTCATATAAGAATAGTTACATGTATAAAACATTATACATGAATCATTTTCGAACTTATGAAAATTCTATAAAACATAAAAAACAAAATGAGAAAAACTGCATTTTTGAAGAAAAGAACTGTGATTCTTGATTTCAGCGAATTTCCCGACAGGGAAGTTGTTGAATATTTGGTCCATGTGTCATGCCAGGGTAGACCCTATGATTGCATGGTGTTTCAAGATTTTGATACGCTTGTTGAGTATTTTCGCTCTCACGAAAGGTATGGCTTGACGTATGATGTTGTAATGCGCGCTACAACAGAATACAACTGTCGTGTTTCCTTTGATGGCGAAATACCTTTTTAATAATTAAATTTTATTACTTATGGCAAATATCATGGATTTTAAGTCGGTGAGAAACAATGTTCATCGTGCCGGCTTCGACTTGTCTTCCCGAATGTGCTTTACGGCTAAAGTCGGAGAGATGCTTCCTGTTAAGTATTGGGATTTGCTTCCCGGTGACGTTTTTAAGATCGATGGAAAAAGTTTTATGAGGACCCTTCCGGTTCAGAAGGCAACCTTTGGACGTGTTCGTGAATATTACGATTTTTACTTTGTCCCTTACAATCTTCTTTGGGATAAGTTTGAGTCGTGGATTGTTCAAACAAAGAATGCTTATCACGCAAAATCTAACTTATCTGCTGCAGACAAC